GTCCCATACCACCATACTCGACCGGCAGGAACCAGTTCAGCCCTTTGTAGGGATCCAGGAAGCCAGAAAGGCGGGCCTGCTCAAACCAAATCTTGTTGGCGAGCTCCCTCCTTCCCGGGTTCGAGGAGAGGAACTTCTGTTGGATCTTCGGCAAAACCAGCCGAGGGTCCGCAGTCAAGATATCCACTCCTAGACGGAGCTTCATATTCTTACGATTGCGGATGATCTCGGGTTGGAGGCCTCCCCACCAGGGACGCTCCAGCTGAACCAGCTCCTCGGGAGCGGGCCCCACCCTCGTTTCCAGGTGGAAGAGTTCCGAGTTGATCGTGAAGAAGTAGTCGGAGAAAAAATTCTTTCCGACCGACAGCTTCAGTCCGAACTGCTGGATAGTCTTCCTCCAAATCTCGTAGAGTGGGACGCTGGCTTGAAATGCAATGTCATCCCCGTTAATGAGGGCACTGCCCCAATGGTAACCAGGACCAAAGAGATCGCCACAGCCTGCAACGGCGTCTTTCGATGCCTGATACAGGGGATGGGTCTCATCTTGAGAACGGTAGACCGAGAGCAGGAGTGCCGACAGATTGACCAAACAGAGGATCGGGAAGGACAGGATGTTACCCATCAACTGACCGTTCTTCTGAGTGAACGTACTGGGGACGCCAATTGCGCGGGAATACGCCTCAGGCCAGCCCTTGACGAGCTGGTCGAGCGTCTTCGTGTAGTCAACCTGGGCCGAGAACAAGCCCTCATGCAAACGCCTCTGTAACTCACGGGGCACTTGTACGAACTTGAGAATCGTATCAAACACCACACGAGAGGCAGAAGAAGAGAGCAAATCGGTAGCTGACGAGTAGTCACCAGATACATATCCCCAGCCTTCTGGGAGGGGACCAAAGTCGCGAATCGAGTCCGCGACAGAGGTTCCCCCAATCAGCTGGAAAACAGGTATGTTCCTCATTGTGTTGTGGAGGAACTTCTGGAGGCGTGAGCCTGCAGCCGTCGCAGGGCCATCCGCAATTGAAATCGTACGGATCTTAAAAGGTTCCTGGAGGGCAACGACCTGGACCATCGGATCAAAATCCCAGTCCTTCCAATCGAAGGAATAGGGGTGTTGGTAGATGGTCTGTGTCCTGCCACTCTTGGGATCAAAGATCATATGCGTCATCTCCTGCGTATGGAAGCCGCCCAGCTTGGAGAACTGGGCAGCCCGAGT